TGAAAAGGAGAAAAAATTGAAAGAATATCAAACTAAATATTACATATCCACTGGGCAAACCGATGAATCCTTAGATGTCTTTTATACACTAAGGCGTGTTTATTGGGATGATTGTCATGTTAATTCTGATGGTGCATGGACTACTGTTAAAAAATTATATCATTCTCATGTGAAAAATTTATCTACTAATTTTGATAAAGCTAAAATTAATGCTCAGCAATATATTGATCAAAATTATACTGATACTTTAAATCTTATACTGGATTTTTCAAAACCAGAATGTTCTGAAAATGAATGGGGTATCGGAAGTAATGGAGAAAAGGTTCAACATGAAAATAAGCAAAACATTTCAGCTATTAATTTATTTGAGATGTTTAATAAATGGCAAAACCTTGAATGGGTTGAGAGCATACCTGATTCAGAAGAAAGACAAAATTTCTCAGGAGTTGTTTTAGGTACTAAGTGGGAAGAGTCTCAATGGGGTGATACTCTTAAAATGTTATTCAAAGATGAAAGAGGTTTTACACTTTGGGGTTCAGTTCCATCAAAACTTACAGACCTAGATACTTTACAAGGTGCAAAAGTTTCGTTTGATGCACTTGTATCAAGATCAAAGGATGATGCACATTTTGGTTTCTTTAAAAGACCTACAAAAGCACAGGAGATTCAGTAATGGGAGAAATGAAAAGAAAAGAATATATAAGGATATCAAAAAAAGATGTTTATTTTATAAAAGAAACTTTAGGACAATCAGCTATTATGAAAAATTTCAAGATTGTTGCAACTTATAATGATTTTGAGAAAGCATTTAATAGATATTTAAGAAATAAAAAAAATGGCATCAGAACGATAATTACAGTTAGAAAAGATGGCCAAAAAAATAATATTGGACTGGGAGAAGTTGATCATGTCTGAATATGTTTATTATGTAGAATATTTTTGTAAAGAAGAATATGAAGCTCGTTTTAAAAGATACAAAGAATATGAAAGAAAAAAGTTTAATAATATTCTAACTAGAAAACAATTTGAAGAAGATGGTGAAAATTTCTATGATTCTTATGAATGTACTGAAGATTATATTGATTTTGATGAAGCTGAAGAAATTGCAAAAAAGCTTAGTTTGGAGACTGGAGAACAAACTTTTATGCGTGCTGGTTGGTTGACGCCTAGCAATATAAAATATGCACCACCCGATTTTGAAGCAGATGTAAATTATTTTAAAACCTTTGAGGGGGGGGAAGAATTAACATGAAATATAAATATAAAAAATATGTAGGATATAACGATATTTTTGATAGAGTTGAATCTATCGTAAAGCTGGCCCCAAACAAAAAAGATATGATAATTCAGCTAGAAAATTTTCGTTTAGAACTTGATGAAATTGTAAGTGCTAGAGAAAATATTGAATAATATTTTGAGTGTGGTATTTTTTGTATAAAAATAGATCATTCAGTATAATTAGAAAGGGAGGAGATTATGAATTTCTATCAAAAGTCTTTGGAATTTATTTTTGATGATAAAGTTCCTTATAGTATAAATGAGGAAAGATTTTCAAAATTTATAAGATTGAATCTTGAACGCATATCAAAAAAAGAAGTAGATGAAGAAGATATCAAAAATCAATTTAAAAAAATGTATGCCTTTAAGAGATTACAAGAAAAAATATTTCAATGACACAATATACAGATAAAGTTTTAGAAAGAAAATTAAGACTTGAGCAAGAAGCTAAAGGAAAAGAAATAGCTTACATTGAAGGAAGAAACGGAGTTCTAAAAACAAAATATCGTAACGGCATCACCAAATACGAATATAGGAATACAAAAACGATAAGAATTTATTGTGATATTTGTAAACAAGATGTTGATATTAAAGATATAGCTAATCATCACGATTGCATATAAAAATTCCCTTATGGAATATTTTATGTATAATTTGAATTGTGAAAGTAGCAAACTTAAAAATATCAGAAGTAAAACCTTATAAAAGCAATCCAAGAATCAATGATGATGCTATTGAAATTGTAGCTAAATCTTTAGAAGAATTCGGTTTTCAACAACCTTTAGTTTTAGATAAAAATAAAGAAATTATAGTCGGTCATACAAGATTATTGGCTGCTAAAAATCTAAAAATGGAAACAGTTCCATGTGTAATCGCAGAAAATCTTTCAGATGAAAAGATAAAAGCTTACAGAATCATGGATAATAAATCCGCTCAATATGCTTCTTGGAATTATGGATTATTAACAAAAGAACTCCAAGATTTATTGGATTCAAGTTATGATTTAGATTTTACTGGATTTACCGAAGAAGAAATTTCTGAATTGGATCTTGATTTTGGTTTAGAAGAATTTGAACCACCAATAGATGAAGATGAAGTTCCAGAAATAGATTTTTCTATAGTAGAAGAAAATGATATTTGGATATTAGATAAACATAAATTATATTGCGGAGATTGTACAAATGAAGAAAGTTATAAAATTCTTTTAAAAGATGTAGAACCAAATATGGTTTTTACTGATCCCCCTTATGGTATCAATTACGAATATAATACTCATAAAGATCAAGAGGGAGACGAATATTTACAATTTTGTGATAAATGGTTTTCCTTGCTTCAAAAATATGCTCCATCTTTTATATTCTTAACAGCTGGTTGGAAATACAATAATTTTTGGTTAGAAAAAAATCCAACAGATATTTTTTATTGGCTAAGTAGAAATAAACAATCTGGCGGAAAACTTTCACATTTTAGGAAAGTAGAACCTATATTTCTTTGGGGTAAAAATAAAAATAAATATAATTTAGATTTCTTTGATTTCAATTCTGATAGGTTAGATGGCTTAAGAGATCACCACACTTGTCCAAAACCTGTGAGATTCGTTGAAGAAGCTTTAACTGCTTTTGATAAAAATTCAATAGTTTTAGATACTTTCGTAGGATCAGGCACAACCATAATAGCAGCAGAGAAAAGAAAGCAGATTTGTTATGCGATGGAGATAGATCCTACATATTGCGATGTAGTCATAGAAAGATGGCAACAATATACTGGTAAAAAAGCATATAGATTACATGATGAAATTTATTTTGATGATCTGAAAGAAAACCAAAAAGAGGAAAATCAAGCGATTGCTAAAGCAGATGATTTGATTGAAAAAGAATTACAATAAATTACAAAAAATGGCAAATAAAAAGTCAAAATATAAAAAAATTACTCCAACTCTAAAGCAAAAATTAAAGATACTATATACGCAAGGTGATCAGGATGAACAAGGGATTCGGACAATCTATACTATTGAAGAATTAGCAAAAGATAATAAATTATCAAAAAATACACTGTATAAACTTGCACAAAGAGAAAATTGGAAATTTGAACAAGAAAAGTTTCAAAAACAATATGAAGAAAGATTAGAAAATCAAAGAATTCAAGAATTTGCTAAAGAAGCTAAAAAATTTGATTCCGTTTCTCTTAATATTGCAAAAGCACTTTTAGCAAGAGTTGGATCCATAATAAGAGAAGCCCAAAATACATCTATAAAAGAATTTACTCCCCAACAAATGGATGCTCTTGCTAGAGCAGCTTTAAATACTCAAAAATTTGCTAAACTTGCTTTAGGTGAATCTACAGATAATATAAATATCAATGGAAAAATTGAACAACAAGAAACTTTCGCAAGAGCTATGGAATTGCTTGATCACATTGAAAACAGCAGAAGCCGAAGCAGTAAGAATACGCACTGATTGGCTACAAAAAGCAAGAGAAAAGCAATTACAACCTAAAAAAGAACATTTTATATGGCTAATTCTTGCTGGGAGAGGATGGGGAAAAACTCTAACAGGTGCTCAAGATTTAGCTTTGTACGCATTAAGAAATCCAAATTCTAATTGTGCTGTATTAGCACCTACACATGGAGATTTAAGAAGAGTTTGTTTCGGTGGGCCAAGTGGATTAGTTAATATAATACCGAAAGAATGTTTTGAAAATTCATCAAATAGAAAAGGATTTTCAGCAAGTGTTTATGAAATGCGTTTATTCAATGGCTCAAAGATAACTGGATTTTCAGCACAAGAGCCAGATAGACTTAGAGGACCTCAATTTCATAGAGCATGGTGTGATGAAATAGCCGCTTGGCAATATCCAGAAACTTTTGATCAATTAATGTTTGGATTAAGATTAGGAGAAAATCCTCAATGTGTGATCACAACTACACCTAAACCTAATAAGATAATAAAGGATTTGATATCAAGAGAAGATGTAATAATTACAAAGGGAAACACTTTTGAAAATGCTGATAATTTAGCAGAATCAGCTTTATCTATGTTAAAAGAAAAATATGAAGGAACAACTTTAGGCAGACAAGAATTATATGCTGAAGTTGTAGAAGATATTGATGGTGCTTTATGGAAGCAAGAATTAATTGATAGAAATAGATTAGATATAGATACAGAAAAAGAATTATCTAAGATAGTTGTTGCGATAGATCCAGCAGTTACAGCTAATAAAAATAGTGATGAAACTGGTATTTTAGTTGTAGGCAAAGACTTCAATGGAAATTTTTATGTGCTTGAAGATTTATCAGGAAGGTATTCTGCTGAAAAATGGGGTAGAATAGCAATAAATGCTTTTTATGATTGGGATGCCAACTATATTATTGCGGAAACAAATAATGGTGGAGATTTAGTAGAAAGGTTGATTAAAAACATAGATGCTAATATTCCATATAGAAGTGTAAGAGCAACAAGAGGAAAGATTTTGAGGGCAGAACCAATACAAGCATTATATGAAAGAGATAAAGTTTTTCATGTTGGTATTTACAGACAGTTAGAAGAGCAAATGTGCAGTTATACAGGGGAAACTAATACTTCGCCTGATAGATTAGATGCTTTAGTTTGGGGTTTAACTGAACTAAGTAAATCATCAGGAACAGCAACTTGGAGAATAAGCTAATGGCTGATAATAGAAATATATTTCAAAGGATTTTCAACTTGAATCCTAATCAAAGAACACAACAAAAAATGATGGGATATTTTGGAGTCGGAACTTCAGAAGCAAAAACTTATAACTATCAACAATTAGCAGAAGAAGGTTATCAAAAAAATGCCATAGTTTATCGTTGTGTGAATGAAATAAGCAAAGGAGCAAGTGCTGTTCCCTTTATATTGAAAGATGGCGAACAGATATTACAAGAACATCCGCTAATAGATTTATTAAATAGACCTAATCCATTACAAAGCTATTCTGAATTCTTTAATAGTCTTTATGGTTATATTTTATTAAGTGGAAATGCTTATATTTTAAGAGTCGGCAGTGATATGGGTATGCCAAGAGAACTTCATCAATTAAGACCAGATAGGATTGAAGTCAAAGGAAAAGGAAACGCTATTCCTGAAAAATATGTTTACACTATTAATGGAAGAAAAAAAGCTGAATATGTCGTTGATCAAGAAAACGGATTTAGTGAGTTAAAACATGTAAAGCTTTGGAATCCGTTAAATGATTATTACGGTCTATCCCCCTTAAATGCAGCTGCAGTTGAAATAGATCAATTTAATATGTCAAATAAACATAATGTAAATCTTTTAGAAAACGGAGCAAGACCTAGTGGAGCCATTATATTTAAACCACAAGATGAAGCAGGTTTTGATGTAAATTTAACGGAAGCCCAAAGACAGCAATTATTAACTGATTTAAATAATAGATTTCAGGGAACAAATAATGCTGGCAGACCATTATTATTAGAAGGTGATTTTGATTGGCGTGAAATGGGGTTAAGTCCAAAAGATTTAGATTTTGCTAGATTAAAACACATGTCAGCAACCGATATAGCTTTATGTTTTGGTGTTCCTTCTCAACTTGTTGGAGTTCCAGATGCTCAGACTTATGCAAATGTAGCTGAAGCTAGATTAGCTTTATACGAAGAAACGATCATTCCACATTTAAGAAAAATAGCAAGTCTC